AGGGAACTTAATAGTTTCTTTAAATTCTGGTACACAGACTACATATCTACAATTAGTCATAGCGTCACATAGCTCATCAATGATTGGAAGCCAGTTTTGAGGTACTTCAAGACCCCAACACATACAAGTCTCAGTCATTTGTTTATCTTTATCAACAAAGATCTTTGGATATTTTTCGTAAATTTCTTTTTCTGTTATCATATTATTTTACTGAATACCAACTCATTTGAAACCATAACCACCCAGCATAATTATTATAAACTCCATTTCCATAGGTAGTACGAATATCTTCATATAAATGCTTACTAAACCAAGGTTTAAACCTAAACACGGGAGATACGCCTACGTTAAACCAATTATCGTGTTTTTTAAACGGATGTGGTATATAAATTCTCATTCGATTATTCTTCGTCGTGCTTCATGCAGTTTAATTGCTCTAGCTCAAGAATAATATTTTCAAGATCCATTTGAGCATAGTCGAGTTCATCTCTTAGCTTGGATACTCTTTCCAATACTTTGATGTATTCGCCATTAAGCGAAACCTTCCTTTTTTCAAGGAAACTTTTTGTAACTACCATAATTCTATTCCTCCGTTAAATTAAGGGTTTTTTACTTTGGCGCGTCTTTTTTTAAATTTTTCTTAATTGCCGCATCTATTTTTTGCGTAACTTTGCGACCGACATGATCGTTAAATACCATTTCTCCGTGAGACCGCCCATAAAGCTTTCCTACGCCCTTTTTTTGTGTTCTACCTTTTAATAATTTTTTAGACATGATAGGTATAATGACTAAAATATCCAGAATGTCAAATAAAAAGTGAATTATTTTTTGGATTTTTTGAGCTTATCCTTCAGCCAAATAATTTCTTGCACCAAAATAATTAAAGCAAAAATTGGGAAAAACAAAAGATTAGTTAGAAAATGTTTCATAGATTATAAATTCGGGTTGATTTTCTTTTTCCTTATATTGGTTGGGGAAAACAGTAACGGGGTATTTCTTACCTTCTATGGTAACGTATCCAGCTAGATATGTGCCATTTTTGCCTTCTTTTTTCCAGAAAGCACCGCGTTGTTGTTCAGTCCATTTACTCATTGCCTTATTAATATCAGAAAAAAGGCTTTTGTCAAGTAAAATTGCAAAAAAAGACCAATCTTTAAAATTGGCCTTGATTAATTTTTAAATTATTTTTTATTTATTACCAAGTAATAGCTTCAAGCTCTGCAAATGTTGTAGCTGCACTTACAGACGCTACAAGCTGGGCTTCCTTAGCAAAAGCGGCAGACTTTCGTGCTATACCTTCTGTAATCGCTGTCTGGAATTGCTCTTTGGTAATTGTGTTGTAAGAACCATCTGCTGATTTATAGCCGTCAAAAGAGCCTCCATCTGGAAGGATTTCAATCAAAGTTTTTACATCAATAATTGTTTCTAAATCTGATTTGAATTGAAGGCCATCGCTAGTTACAAGAATTGCATTATATTCTGCGTCTCTAGCTTTCTTGATTTCTTGTATTTTTTTAGATTTTAAAATGTTAGGGTTATCAATAAAAATCTTTCCCCTGATGCCTACAACTTCATTGTTGATTAAAAACATCGGCCCAGTCGAAGATTCGAAAATGGCGGCTTTTGCGTCAGAAATAGATACTACTTCTGCAAATTCGGGTATATCTAAAAAATCATCATCTTGCACTCTGATGATTCTATTTGTTTCTTTGTTAATTAATGCGTTTTTCATAATTCGTTAATCCAGTTAAATTTCTGATTAATTGTTTCCGAAAGCTGGCGACCAAGTGTATCATGCCAGTCTGGGATTAGTGGCTTAATTTCTGGTCGGATGATATGATCCCCAAAAGGCCATCCAAGGTCATGCTCCTGAGTGTATTGCTCCACATTTCTTGTGTCATGTGTAATAGGTTCAATTCCTAAGTATTCCCACACTCTGTTCATCGTTTCTTGCGGGTGGCTGGTCAGGTCTTCGGCATGGACGAAGTGAACCTTATCTTTGTGAAGACGTGCAATCTCATGGATGCGTTGAATAGCAATACCTACAGGTGGGTGTTGAAGCCAGAAATTAACACGACCTTCAATAGTCTGAATGTTAGCTGTGTCCTGCTGGCTCATTTCCATTTGAAACTCAGGATGATGCTGGAACTTCTTTTCCATGCTTGAAAGCACCCCGCGAATATCACGGACGGGGATCAATAGTTTTGCATCTGGAAACAGCTTGAACAGTAGGGGGGCGCTACCAATCCAACTGCGGCATTTGTCGACTACAATAGGGCGATCCGTCACGTTGTTGAATGCGTTAGTTATACCTGCTCGAATAAAGTCACCGAACAACTTTTCACCATCATTCGGATTCGGAATAGTGCGAAACTCGTCAGTCTTAAAAAACGCCTTGGACAAATACATGATCTCATGCACTCCGCTGGTCGCCGTAGCATGGACTTCTGGGTTCTGTGCAAGTAGGTTCTGCAATAGAGTTGAGCAAGCTCTGGGAAGTCCTGATGTATAATGGATTGTTTTACTCATATTAAATTCTGACAACGGTTACGGCGGCATTACCTTGATACGATGTGGGTTGAGGTAATGCTGCGAGTGCGTCCCATGTCGTGTCACCCGTAGGAACCCGAAGAGTGAGAGTAGCTGCTGTGCCAGTTAAGATATTTGATCCTGTATCAAAAACAGTCTTTGTGACATTAGCCGTTACATCGTTAAGAGTTGGGTTGTCACCAAACGCATAGCCCCCAATCGTAGTCACTGAATTTGGAATTGTGACTGATGTGAGGTTGTTGTCACGAAACGCACTGATCCCAATTGTAGTCACTGAATCTGGAATTGTAACTGATGTGAGGTTGTTGCCACGAAACGCACCGTTCCTAATCTCAGTCACTGAATCTGGAATTGTGACTGATTCGAGGGAGTTGTTACGAAACGCACCGACCCCAATCTCAGTCACTGAATCTGGAATTGTGACTGATGTGAGGCTGTTGTTAATAAACGCATTTTCCCCAATCGAGGTCACTGAATCTGGAATTGTGACTGATTGGAGGTCGTTGCTAGCAAACGCATAGCCCCCAATCGAGGTCACTGAATTTGGAATTGTGACTGATTGGAGGGAGTTGTTACGAAACACACCGTTCTCAATCTCAGTCACTGAATTTGGAATTGTGACTGATTCGAGGGAGTTGTTACGAAACGCACTAGCCTTAATCTCAGTCACTGAATCTGGAATTGTGACTGATGTGAGGCTGTTGTTAAGAAACGCAAAACTCCCAATCGTAGTCACTGAATCTGGAATTGTAACTGATTGGAGGTTGTTTTCACTAAACACACCGTTCCCAATCGTAGTCACTGAATTTGGAATTGTGACTGATGTGAGGCTGTTGTTAAGAAACGCATAGCCCCCAATCGAGGTCACTGAATCTGGAATTGTGACTGATGTGAGGCTGTTGTTAAGAAACGCATAGCCTCCAATCGTAGTCACTGAATCTGGAATTGTGACTGATTGGAGGTCGTTGCTAGCAAACACATAGCCCCCAATCGTAGTCACTGAATTTGGAATTGTGACTGATGTGAGGGAGTTTCCAAAAAACGCATAGCTCACAATCGTAGTCACTGAATCTGGAATTGTGACTGATGTGAGGCTGTTGTTAAAAAACGCATAGCCCCCAATCAAGGTCACTACACTCCCAATCTGACAATGAGCGCAAGACGATGGGATGTCAGCAGAATCCAAAGACCCAACAACACGCTTGCTACTGACAGATTCATCCGTAAGAGCAAAGAATGTAATCTCCGAGCTTTCGTAAGGAAGATTTTTTATTTTAACCTTTTTCGTCTCATTTGTGTTAAAATCGACAATCACTAGAACGTCATTAGATGAATCTACAGTAGTTAATTCGGTTAATTCTGATATTTTTTTGTCTGCCATATTAATTCTTTACACTAAATGTCTTGTTCTAGGATTAATTTGAATCCATTTTCTTGGAATAGATACGAATCATTTTCTAATTCTAGATAATCTGGGAGGTTAGGGCTTGGAGAGGCATCTCCAAAGAAATCATTAAAATTGAGAGGCCGAAATCCCGCATCTATTGGTTGAACGATATTATCGGCGAAACCAAATTGGTCAAGTTTTCTGTTTAGCTCTTGTATAATATGAGTAAACATGTGAAAATTTTGGGAATCTCCAGTTGGATATACTGAGGCTAAAGCAGCTACTCTACTTTCTAGCGTTCCTCCAGCAAGAATACCAGTGTCTGAGGTGCTATGAATCTCACTTCTTAATTCATTTGGGTTTTCAGATGACATATTATTGTTTTACACTTAAAGGCTGAAAATTTCAAAAAATATAATTATCAAATAGAAAAAGGGTTAAATATGTGTAAAATATATTTATGGAGCAGGTAACTGAGAAAATTTTAAAAATAGACGAGTTTTTGCAGGATAGAATATTGGTAGATAAGATAGATAACAATATCTCAAAAATCGAAAAAAAATTCATCATGTCTATTTTGACGGAGGTGGCTTTTTTTAAAAAAATGCTAAACGAGAACGAATCTTCCAGCACTTTACAACTTATTGATTCAAATTTGGAGTATGATTCCTACAGTTTCAGAAACAACGACACAAAATACATACTAAAGATTACCGAAGACGACGAAGATGGCGTTCTTAAAAAAGAATTCGATAATCTTACAGAAATTGATGAACTGAATATATCCCCAAAAGCCCTCCACTTTGAAACCCTAGACTTTGGTAGAAAAATAGATGTTCTCATAACCTCTTTTGAACACGGCTTATGTTTTAAAGATTTATCTAGGTCGGATTTGCTTTTCAACATTAGAACATTGGCAAACACCCTGTCTTATTTGCACGAAAGCACTGTTGTTAACCAATTACCAGAAACACAAGAATTCAAGGAAGAATTTTTTGCTTTAACAAATTACAAAGAAAACTTGCCAGAAGACAGATACCAAGGTTTGGAGAATAGCCAAGAATTTCTCAGCCACCTACCCGTTTTGGATGCTTTAAAGCAATCAGTTAATGAAAATTTGGCGACCCTACCCAAAAACCAAATTTGTCTCAATCATACAAACCTTTTCTCTTCCAGAATAATGTATAGAGACAAAATGATTAAATTCATCAATTTTCAATATGGGAAAAAAATAGACTGTCTTTGGGATGTTGCTTTTACTATATATTATTTAGGTTTAAACAATAACCCTAAAAATGAAAAAGCGTTTTTAGAACAGTATTTAAAAAGTCACGATAAACTCGACATGACTGAAGTGGAGTTTTTAGAAAAAGTATCTATTTACAAAAACGCAGCCTTTAAGCTTATTTTGATTAAATTGCTTTGCAGCTACTTCTATGAAGCTATTATCTTTGGCACGGATAGGCCTTCCAAATTTGTAGAAATTGTAACTGTTTATGAAAGTATTAGAGATGATTTAGCAAAAGCTAAAGACGCCTACTTAATTCAAAGCGGGGCCATCAAAACAGTTGATGAAATTTTTAATGTTTATTTTAAATAGTTTCGTCTACTTCAAAGAAAAAGCTTTTTAAGTTAGCTCCAGAATTAATGAGGCTAAATTGTTGATAGCCAGTCTGGTCAAACACAAACTCCATAAAGGAAACGGTCTTGTTTAGCTGTTCGGAAAAACCAGTTACACTGAAAGCCTTATTTCCCCCAATGTAAAATTCTGTGGCGTAATCTCCAGTTTCAGAATAGCTGAAGCTCCCCTTAATAACGTAACTATTATTTTCATTGCAAAATATACCTGTTTTTCCGTTAGAGTCTTGAGTGATAGATTCCCCACTTCCTTTGCATATATAAACAGTCTTAAAGGATTTAGAAAGTTCTTCCTCTTCTTGTTCTGTTGGTTCTGGAGATTCGTAGCTTATTCCTCCTAAAGCATTACCGCTGCCGTAATCATCGAAAGGGACGAGGGAAAAAACATCTTCCTCAGAAAAGTCGAATAAATCAATATAATCTTTCCCTTCAAACACTAATTCTGTTTTTAAAAACTGCTGTGAGGTTCCAGAACCTACGGATTTATAAACATCAACTTTTTTTAAATCCTTTTTAGAGTCTTCGGAAATTTCAAAGTTGATTCTAGGGGGATTAAAGTCGGCTTTTGAGATTATGGGCGCAGGATTGTTAACTTGAATTTTTGCGGTATGATGTATTTGTCCGTTTTCGTCTTTGAGTTTAAATTCTATGTCCAAATCCCTTTTTGGATATCCGAATAAATTGATATTGTTTTCATGGCTAAATCTAAACGTATTAGTTCCGTAGTTTTCTTTATAAATATCTCCATCAATGTATATATCCAAAATAGGCTTGGTGAAAATGTTATGAGCCATATCTTTACCCCTCATATCTTCCAAACTTAATTTAAACACGTAATCTTTTGTTTGTGGAATTATAAAACCAGAACCAGTTAAACCTTCTGGAGAATAATTGTTTGTATGTTCGCCATTGATATTGACAGACTTAATTAAGAAATGGTCCCTGATTTTTGCTGGGCGCTGTATTTGAAAGCTTTCTTTTAAACTGATACTGGATTCAGGATTTCTCAAAGAAGTTACGTTTATATCATAATTACCCGCTACAGACAAGTTGGAAATTGAATAGTTTGTTTTGGGTGGGGAAGTTGTGGTATCTTTTAAAAACTCATGAGTAGAATATTTTCCATTAGGGTAAATCAAGCTGACTCTGTATTTTAATTCATTTCCTCCCAATTCGCCAGAAATGGTTCCAGTAACATCGTAAGAACCGAATTGATTCTCCTCCACAAAAGAAGTGAACCCTACTGGAGCGGGTGGTCTATTTATTGTGTGATTGGGTATCCCAACATTATATTCGTTTTCTGTTAAATCATAATCTTCTTGTTCTATATAATCGAACTTATCAAGCCTATACTCAAGAGCATTGACGTTATACTTGTTAGAGTCTTCTTCTGATATCTTAATTACTTTGAAAAAGTCAGAACTTCTATTTTCCAACTCTACATTAAAAAACGCACCTTTGATTATTCCAGTTATATCGTTATAACTTTCTTGATTTTGGTCTAGAAAAACTCTATTGAAATTAGCGCCAGTTTCTATACCAGTAATATAAAATTTAGTAACTTGTTCCTCGTCTATAGAATCTATTTGGCTTAAAGCTGGAACCCCACTGTATAAATCTCCATCTGGACCGACTTCGACTACATGATTGAAATTAATCATATCATAAAGGGATTTAACGTCTGTCTGCTCCTTGTTGTTGTAAGTATATAAACCCCCATTTTCACCCGTTACAACTGAACCAGTTTTGAAAGACTGTTCTAAATCAAGATACCCTTGGCCTGTGTTAATATTTAAAATTCTGCCATAATTGATTTCAAAATTTTTGATTTCATCTTCTATTTGTATAATATCTCCAGGACTTAACAATGAAGCTTCGGAACCAGCTACAAAAGATATAGCTTCTGTTTCAAACTGATTACTAAACAATATATATTTAGCCATTCTTCGTGCTTGAGATTTAGATGTGAGGCCAAAACCGCTTTGTTTATTGGTGCGCTTCCCATATTTACGCATTTTATCTTCATCTTCTACATATTCAATTTTGATTTTATAATTGTCATTTTTGTCTAGATAAGGAACCTCAACGCTCGTATATCTTGCAGATGAAACAATATCAGCGTAATTAAAAACACCGTCAAAAACATTGGCATTATTGAATATAGCTTGAACCCCTTTAGGCTTGTCCATTGTGAAGTTGAAAAAGCCGCCATTCCAGTATGTCATAGCTCTGAAAAGGGAAGCTATTTCAGCGATTACCTCAAAAGCATTTTTTTGTTCTTGTAAAATAAAATTGGCGGAAAATCTTGGCTCAAGCCCTTTTGTTGAATCGGGAACACCTTCAAAATATCCATCTTCGTCAACCGCATCACAATACCTACCCAATTCGTATAGATGGAAAATATCTATATCTTCCATATCGTCTAAATAATCGCCCAGCCCATTTGTATGGTTAGTCATTATATCATACAATATCCAAGCTGGGTTATCAGTCCAAGCTAATTTAAATGAACCATCCCATTCGCCTATGTAGACTTGCTCTTTATTCTTTCCAAATTCAAAAACTGAATCTTCTTCGGTCTCCCCGTATGCGCCAATTAAAAGAGCATGATTGCCTCCGAATTTATCTCTAAAGGCTTTCCCGCGAGGAGTTTGAATAATTGTTCCGTCCCAGTAATGGCGTAGTTGGTTGTTTATTTTTATTTTTACGTCAGTAATCTTCCCATCATCTTTTAATTTTGATGAACCGTCGGAAGCCGCGCCAAAATATAGGTCATTACTGTCTATATCTTCATTTGTCAAGGTTCCAGAAATAGAATCTGTTAATTCGGTTCCGCTGCTATCTTTTATAGAAATGGAGCTAAAATTACCCCTTCTGCGGCAAACAATTTCAAGAGTTTCGTTATTATAACTGGAAATATCAACCGAAACGATTTGACCAGAATTACAAACAAATCTCAAAATACCACTACTATCAATATAGATTCTCAGGGTATTAGGAGTGTCAATAAGATACTGAGTTTCATTTGTAGTATCTGGAAGCTTAATTTTAAAACTTATTTCATAATTGTTTTGCCCCAATTTTACTTCATTAGGACATCTAAAATACGAAGCATCGTTAAATTTATAGACTTCCCTTAACCCGTATTTTGAAGAGTCAAAAACAAACCTTTTATCCATGCCATTGGCAAATAAGGGTTGATAATTAGAAGGAACTAAACATTTTTTTAATCTCAACTCAAAAGTTCTATCGGGAGCTTGGTTGAAAGACCTAGCATCAATAACACTACCGAAAAGAGCGGAAAATGGATAAGTAAAATTTTGGTCTATCTCTTCTGTTATATAAGCTAATGAAACATCTCGCGATATTAAGATAGATTCGGTTTCATAAGTTTTCTTAAAAACCTTAATGTAACGATTAATATTTTTCCATTCATCGTTGGGGAATAAAGCTTCATTTATATCCAATCCATATTGGGCTGCAAGGGCTGGCGTCATATTCTCAATATCAGAAACAGTAGCATTTCTTAATTCTCTATTTTGTGGAAGGTTGACAACATTTAATTCCGCTAAATATGGTGAACTGATTACACCTTCGAATCTAAATTCTTCTTTTTTAGTTTGTTCTGCTAGATATATTTGTTTTGGGGGAATTCCTTCTATTAGGGAGGTTTCTAATCTACTCTCTGTTGTTTTATCTACATTTGGTCCATCAGTTTGAATCTGGAAAGGCGAAGAAAGGAAAAAGTCTTCACCTAATTCATAGATGCCCCTATATAAGCCGCCATCAAAATTAGAGGCGCTTCTTACAATAGAACCACTACCAGAAAGACTTAACGCCGTATCGAAATCAGCGGCTTGAGCTACTGAAAAATTTTTAATTTGCGGAAACAGGTCAGTTTCTATACCTGTATAATCCTTGCCAGAATCAACAACTATAACGTTTCTAACATTAAAAAATAAAGCTCCAACGTCCTCCGCTGTAAAACCGAAATTAGTAAGAACACTATTTCTATCTATATTTTGTAGAGTGTTAGTTTGATCTTTTAAATAAATTCCGCTACCATCTGATATGTTTCCATTATCAACCTCAGTGAAGAAATTGGGGCTTAAAAGAGATTCATTTATGTTTAAAAATTCAGAAATTATAGGTTCGTTGGAGCCATTTAGTCCGACTTTGAATGGAGTTAATTCTGCGGCTAAAAATGATTTGTTTATGACATTTAAAAAGAATTCATCTGAAAGAGGTATTTCGTCGCCTTCGAATCCCTGAGTAACCTCAAATTCAACAAATTCTCTCAAGGTTTTGCCTATATCATCCCCCGCCTCTTCTGTATCACTAAGAGACGAAATCATAATAGTCGGAGTGGCTTTACTGATTTGGTTATTCTTAATTATATGGGTATAGCCATAAGCGTCACTGTCTTGAGGGAGGTTATTTTGCCAATTAGCATAAAGTCTGCTAGCTCTCGTATCAGTATTGCCGTCTCCATCTCTCGCGTCCCCACCAAATCTTCTAAATCTGCCAAAAAGCTGTTGATTGATATTGGCCTGTATGAAACACTTACTATGGTTTAAAAGTTTGAGTTGATATTCGGTTCCGATGGTATAATCAATAGAAGCGTTTAAATAATTAAATTGCGAATCTTCGCTCGTTTTTACAGAAACGTTAAGTTGTTCTCCTATTATAGAGCCTTTTGATGGAGAAGTTTGATTAGCTAAATTTCCGAAACAGATATCATCGCCGCTATGAATCAAAACGTCATAATTATTATCTATACCGCTTTGCAATTTGTCTTCAATATTTGGGTCATTATACGGAACTATAAATTTGCCAGTTAAAAATTCTCCGCCAACGCCTGTAGATAAATTATCCCCTATGTAGAAGAAAATAAAGCCTCCGCCATGAAAACCAGAAGTTGGGTAGAAATCACCGACTTTATTTGCTGGCGCTCCAGAAGGGGAACCAGTTAAAAATGAAGGTGTTGTAAAAAAAACTTCACCTGGAGATTGAATAATTGTTCCATTTTCCGCTTGAATATTTCTCTCAAAACCCCTTTTCTCTTCTCCAAGAGATAGGTTTATAGAGAATTCGGACTCATCCCTTAAATAAAGGTCTCCGCTTCCAAAAATATTCTTAGTGTCAAACTGAATAAACCCAAAATGATTGAAAAAAGACTTATTTTTATCAACGAGGAGAAGAAATTCTTCTCTGTATTGATTGATTGAATTTATGGTTTCGCTATAGTTTCCAGATTGTCCAGGTACGCCCTCTACGGCGTTTAGGTTTGAAATGATGTTATCTATCGCATCAGACGCTTCCACAGCCGTAAACCTGTCCACAGCTTGCGTGTCGCTGTATTTTATGGGTTTGGTTATATACTCGGAAACAGAAGGTGATTTTATAGGAGTTTCATTGTAAAAAACTGATTCTAAAACGTCAATACCCAATGCTCGTTCACCATTTTGCTTTACTGGACCATCAATTGGCCCTTCGCAAACGAGATCTAAATTACTAATATAGGATATACTTTGGAAAATGTCTGAGGATTCGGGTGGCTTTAGATATACATTACCGCCAGCGGAACTCTTGCCTTTACCGCCGCCCCCTGCACCAGCCACCGCATTTAGACCAAGTTGGTTTTTAATGTTTCTAGCTATCCTTTTCCTTACATTATTCATCCTTAGTGTTATTTTACACTTACAAACCTTTTATTTCCAAATCTAAATCATTCAAATCTCCACTAACTAATTTTACCAAAATCCCGCTATTGCCAGAAAGACTGGATTCATATTGGAAAAGATTGTTTTCTCCAGTTTTAAAGGGGTTAGTCGTAAAATATACACTCTCTGAAAAACTGCCGTTATTAAAAGGCAATTCAAACCTTCCAGAAAACTGATTTAAGAAAATATCTAAAACGCAGTCCGAATTAGCGACTTCTCCGCCTATCTTAAGAACGAAATCCTGTTTTGGGATTTGAAACGAATCTGAGAATATAAATTCTCCGTTGGTGTTTGAGGCGGTATTTAAAAAGAGGGTATTATGTATAGAATTTTTAAAATTATTTAAAATTACTGGTTCTGGGAAATTAATAGTCTCACGGTATCCTGAATTAACTATTCCAGAACCAAAGCAATCATAAGGAACAAAACTATAAAAGATTTCGCCAGTTTTTTGATGCCCAAATTCTATCTCATTTGTTTTTTGGGTTTTCAAAAATTCTGATTTTAGGAAACTGGACTGTGAAATTTCAAAATTTGAATTTTGCCCACTATATATATCAATTTTGACAATATTGGTGTGATGTTCTATATCAACTTCTAATTTTAAATTGTGTTGATTATTAACGGTTCTAATCTCATTAATTTCTGGAATTGGGTAGTTTATTTCAATTTCTGGAGATGGATAAATATTTCCTTTCCCGTCATCTAGAAAGCTTTGTATTTTAAAATTTCTTTCGGCGGTTCCAAATAATTGTCGTCTTTCGTCCTCCGTTATTGAAACGGGGAAATCTGAAACATCAAAAACATATCCAGTTCCACCTTGTAATAGATTGATATTGATATGAGATTTATCTTTATATGGTAAGCCATGTAAATCAATAAAATTGAAATCAATAGACAAATCTTTACCAAAATCTTGGACAGAAGCTATATTTGAAAATTGTTCATATTTATTACCACCAATTTTAACTGAGTCAAGAAATGGAGATTCATAAATTGAAAGAGTTGGCTCTTTCGTAAAGAATTTTTCTAATTTTTCGCTGGATTCTGGATTCAATAATGAAGTCACTTCTATTTTGTATTGACCCGTTCCTATGAGGTTGTTAAATTCAAAATATGTTTGAGGAGGCGACAAAGTTGAATCTTTTTCAAAGTCCTGAGAAAAATACATACCATTTGGTTTTGTTACAGATACTCTATATTTTTCTTCTATGCCATTTAATTCACCAGTAATCAATCCACTGAGATTAATGCTATACATATTATTTTCCCCAGTTGAAAAGGAAAAACCTTGCGGTGCTGGTGGTCTGTTAATTATATTGGAAGGCAATCCTATATTAGGAAGTTCATATAACTGATTGTTTTCCAAGCCCTCTTTTTGCTCCATAATTTGGTATTTTATTGGGTTGTATTGTCTGCCAACTATTTCATACAAATTATCTTCGCTAGGTATGATTGATATCACTCTGTATAAATGTTCTGGATATCCGTTTATTCTGAAATTACAGAATTGCCCCAAAACGGCAGAATCTAATTTGCCGATATCTTCATGAAGTCCATTTAGTAAAAACTCTATATAATTACCAGATTGATTTATCCCTGTAATATCTATGTTTACAATTTGGGGGGATTCATATGCAGAAAGACTCGAATCATTAATCATTAAATTATGAAAATTAATGCCAGTATATAAATCATTCAGATTTTGTTGGTCAATAGGTGTATAAAGATAAACTCCATCACCAGTTGAAATAGAACCTGTGTCTAAAACGTTTTCAACCTTAATGGAATTGTTTGGGATATCTACATCTAAAAGTTTCGCAGAGGCTTCTTGGAAATTTTTCAATTCATCATTGATTCCAATAACGTCTCCAGGCTCTACTATTAAGCTTTGCTGGGAAGTGCGGAAGTTCACGCTTTCGTTTTCCAGTTTATTTGTATATAAAATATATTTAGCGTAACGTCGAGCTTGCGAGCTAGAAGTTATTCCACGCGCACCTTCTTGGTATTTTATTATACCATTTTTTCTAATTGATTCTTCATCTTCAATGTATTCTATTTTTGTTTTATAGTTGTCGTCTTTGTCTTTATACTGTATCTCAATCAGATTAAATCTTTCGTTTTTATTTAGGTCTGTATACGAAAACACTCCATCAAAAACATCTGAATTACCAAAAACAGCAGAAACGCTTTCGGGTTTATCTGCAAAGAAATTTAACGAACCATTTTTCCAATAAGCGACACCTTGGAACATATTGCAGACCGCATTTACAAAATCGAACCCATTAAAAGATTCTTCAAACAAGATATTGCAAGAATGTCTAGGCTCCAAGCCTCCTTTATTATCTGAAACTCCTGAGAAATAACCGCTCGAATCAACAGCGTCACAATACTTACCAATCTGATAAAGTTTAAATATATCTATATCTTCAATATCATCTTGGTAATCCCCAAGACCGTAAGAATTGTTAGTTAAAATATCATAAAGTATCCACGCAGGATTATCGGTCCAATCTTCCTTAAATGAACCGTCCCAATCTCCCGAATAAATTTGTTTTTTAGTATCTAATTCAGAAGTTAAAAATCTTTTATCAAGACCATTATCCTCTAATGGAAAATAATTAGAAGGAATTTGACACTTTTTGAGTCTAAGGTCATATGTTCTTTTTGGGGGGTCGGTAAATGTTTTAGAATCAAAGTATATAGCAGCAAGCGCAGAATTTGGATATGTGAAATTGGAGTCTATAATTTCGTTAAATCCCATAACACTAGCACTTCTAGAAACGAGTATAGATTCTGTTTCGTAAGTTTTTTTTCTGACTATTACATATCTTTTGTGATTCTCCTTTAAGAAAGGTAAGCTTTTGTCTGGATATTGTGATTGTATTTCTGAATAAGAAGGTAAATCTATAGTTGACAAATTAGTAATAAATGGAGAGCTTGGGTCAACTAAGCCTTTAAAAGTTTTTTGCGTCTTGGTCGTATTATCAAGTCCATCAAATCCAACCTCCAATTCAAAAAGAATTTCAGAAGGAATTATGCTATTAAAAGTAGTTGTTTCTTGTAGAGCATCAATCCTAATTATACATTCGACTTTAACAACCTCGCTTCTATCAATTATATATTTGTAAGATATTTCGTCTTCATTAATTGGTAATTCATTCGTCCAAGCGGCGTAATTAATAGTTTCCGCGCCGACACTTCTAATATCAGCATTTCCATCCCCATCTCTAGCGTCTCCGCCAGTTTGGAAGGGGCCGTATAAATCAGAAACTATGTTATTTTCAGTTTTGCTTTCGGCAAAAGTTGAAATTTTTTCTTGCTGTTCTTCCCCGTTTCTAAACTCTACGAAAACATCATCGTAATTAAAAAGAGTTTGAGAAAAGCTATTTAAATCTACTATTGCTATTTTCCCAGCTATAGAAGCGTCAGCGATTCCGTCTAGTTTTTGAAACGCATTGTGTGAATATATAATATTTGAGTAACTATCAATGACGTTAGAAGAAATTAAAGGTTCTTCAAATGGATTTATTATTTCCTCTTTGTCGGAAAACTGAAACTGATTAAAGCGGTCTTCGGGTGAATTATCCCGATAAGAATCTAAATCTGGAAGTTCAAATGATTTTATAAAATCATATTCATCAGATTCGGCTTTATCTAAAAAATTCTTACTTGCAAAACAAATGTCCCCGTTGTCGTTTAATAAGAATTCACCATTTTTAATAAAAATAGCATCGCGATTCGTGGTTAGATGTCCAAGTTGTCCGTAATAATATGTAGACCAAAATTCAGTATATGGATATTGTTTTTTATAACTGGTCTGTGGGAAGTGTTGAAAATGGTAATAAGTGCCAAAATAATATTCTTCAATGTTTTCGTCATCATATATTGTGTTACTATAAGTGCCATCATAAAGTGCTGGATTTTGATTGAAAATAGACCGAAGCTTACAATCCCCTAATATATATTTAATTTCGCCGCTAACTAAGACCTCCATGCTTAAAAAATCCCGCAAAGATGTGAATTCAATTCGGTTGCCTGTCGGCGTTTCTTGATAAAGACCACCCACAGAAACCTTGCTATCTAAACTTATTCCAGAATCGTTATCGTAATGAATATAAAAGTTTTGATAATCAACGTGTACGTTCCAATACTGATTTTTAATATCGCTTGAATTCGTCCACGAATTGATTTTCCAATCCCCATATCCAGTCCCCAAAATAGATACTACATTACCTGGCATACGCCCATTGTAACTTGTCCAGCCTCCACTATATTCTTGGGAATTATCGTTTTGAAATTGTGTAAATTCGGGAGAGCCAGTCAAACTTAAAGCTGTATTGTGAGTAAATTCTAAAGAACCAGTCCACTCTCTTCTCGAAAATTGTTGTGGGGAATATAAGTCATACCCTTCTTCACCATTGTAATTAAACTTTTTTTGAACACAATTATCAAAATAATAATATGGAACCCCGCTGTATTTCAATATCCAGCCAGTAGTATTATTGGGAGTTAACCCCGTTTCCATATAAGCTGCTAAGTCATAACGGTTTACAAATTTTGTATTATGTTCATATGGATTTATGGCATTAGTTTGATTCCGAATTTTTCTATCTGAATAAATATTTGATTCATCAATAAAGCCGTCTACAGTTCTAAAAATATGACCCCCGCTTCTCAAGTAATAACCATTTAAAAAGTCTTCTTGAAAATTTTCAACCATAAGAGGGGTAGTTTCTCTCGAAGAGGCTCCACCTAAAGATGTGGAAGCTGGGTCATAAAATCTATATTTATTGCCAGATATTCGGGGATATTTATAATCATGTAAAGCTATATTAGAAAAAGGTGCAATAAATATTGAGTCATCAGATATATTTGGAGGAGCCCCTGCATAATCTGATTGCGTCTCCCTATGGTTATAATAAGTGCCATCTTCGTTAAATTGATGTGGAAGACTTACTGTTTTATTTATCGAGTACCCTAATGACCACAAGTCGCTTAAATCAAGTGGAGTTGTCAAAATAGGATTATTAGGATTATGTTGAACATTGTATCCAATTTTTCTATAAGCTAAAGAACTAAAAAGCCTTTCCTCACCCCTAGTTGAGTAAAATGGAGGCCAACTAGCAGCTTGGGAATAGTAATAAACCACATCTTCGGGATCGATGAATGCGCGAACGGGGTCTATAGCAATATCATTCATAAATTGACTATTAGGTTTTCTTCTTTTGGTTAATGATAAAGCGGGAAGGTTAGTTATATAACTATCTAAAACCCCTAAATTGTATAAACCCCTATCAAATAGTTGTTTACTATCATATATAGCTAAATTAAATTTATCCGCATTTCCAGTATAATTACTAATGCAGTCGTTTAAGTTTTGAGGTTCTGTTATACCACTTCCGCTTATATTATATTTGAAATTTTGGTATTGTGCGCCGCTAATTGTTCTTTGATTTGTTTGCTGTATAAAAACAGAGTTAAATATAAAATTTAAATTAGAACTACCTCTAAAACCGTAGCCATTCAACACGGCCTCTGCATGATAATTAACGGCAAAACCCCTTCTATATTTTTTACTAAAAAACCTGTCAAAAGGATGAGTTTTAAAAAAATATGTTCCAAAATTATACGCTGAAACTGTTGGGTCATATATAGTTTTATCATTATATTTTGCGGGAATTAAATTAGCGGGAATATCTTCTGAACCGTTAATAGCGCTAGAGGAAGAGGGTTTACCAACAAAACAAAACATAGTTTTTTCTAATTCCCCTAAAGGAATTAAGTCTTTGTTCAAATTAACCTCTTTTGCAAGATATTTTAAAAAGTCATCTTCGCAATAAAACTGAATATCATATCTTCCTGTATCCTCCATATCGAAGGTGGTTCCGCTATGACTAGTGTGTAGTAAAAAAGTGTTTTGTATAAAAGTTTTTTGAGAAACAATATTTTCAGACGATTCGAGAACCGAAACATCGTTTAAATAAACAGATTGTAAAACATTTAACCCACCAAGAGAATCTGTATAAATGCCTCTTGGATTAACTGTTCCTCCTATAGGGCCTTCGCAAAGTAAATCTAATGAACCCGCAACCGCGATTGTTTGTTTCAGGTCTGTTGCTGTTGGAGGTAATAATTGGGCGCTACGGCCAGAAGATTTTCCCCCCTTACCTCCACCTCCACCAGACCCAGCTACGCCCATCAAGCCAAGCTTTTTAGATATATTGCGCTTAATGCGCTTATTTACGTTGGGTAAAGGCATTTTTAAAGTCTTAAATCAATAAAGGCGCATAAGGCACAAGAGCCGTCGCAAGAGCAAATTTATTAAAAGTCGGGTTGCCGTCGTCTTCACTCACACTTGCAAATGGATTCTCAGCAGTTTCAATATTCCTATTCCTGATAGCGCTAGAAATTACTTGAGAACCCACTCTTAATCTTCCATAACCCAATCTAACTGGAGAGCCTTGAGAAGCTGTGTTATTTTGACTTTGGAAAAGAAAAGATTCGGCTTTTACTGTCGCTTCTATTTCTCGCGGCTCCACTTCTGGAATTGGGGTCAACAAGTAAGTAATACCAGCCATTATCAGCCCCACTCCCAAGGTGAAAAAAAATGCAGAGGCAAAAGCGCCCAAAGCCCCAAAAGCCCCAGCCCCCGCAGCTACAGATAGGCCTCCAATAACTATTGCTGAAATTGGGTCTTTACCCAATATGCAAGGAACTATTTCTATATGATTTATTTTTTCGCGCGAATTTTGAAGAGAGTGAGTGTCTGCACTTTCTCCATTGATAATAATTTCATAATGCTGTCCTATTTTAGCGTGGTCTTTGATTGTTTGTTTGAAGTCTTTGTGTATAGTATTGATTGCTTGAATAGCATCAATGGGTTTTAAAATATTAAAGAATTCGAAAGAATCTCCAAAAATTTTACTCAAATAGCCATGTAATTTTATTTTCGTTTTCATTTTAATTGTCGTATCCTAAGTTAATAACTTTAACAGTGTCGCCGATAAAATCCTCATTAGAGGTGCCTAATTCATTCAATAAAAAATTTTCCATAGAATAGTCTTCTATATCTACGTAAGATGTTTTCGTCCCAATAACTCTAGAACCTATTCTTAGCCTTCCATACCCCAAAGGAACGTTGACACCTTGCTGGGTAACATTGTCGGGAGTCGAAAACAAGAAAGAATTAATCTTGATTGAGGCTTCTATATTCCTCATCGTAACCTCTGGCGCAGGAGTTAGTAGATACATAATTCCACTCATTAAAAGATTTACGGCCAAACTTATAAAAAATGTAACTGGGTCGTTTCCAGAAATTGATGGAACTATATCTATTTGTTTTATAGCTTTTTCACGGGCAAGCCCCTCAAAAGAGCTAACTCTCTCGCCATCAAAAAACATTTCAAAAAACATTCCATCGTTAGAAAGATTAAGTATGGTTTTCTTAAACCCTTCTGAATTAGCTTCTATAGCGTTGATGAAGTTAAAGGGTTTACCTAAGTATTTAAAAGAATACTTCTCTCGGAACTTTTTGCCCAATATGCCGTGAAGTTTAACATTAGTCATTAATTGCTTCCTCCAATTTATTTACTGTCTCAATCGAGCAATCCAAAAACTCTGGCTTGAATATGCTAAATTTTTGAGTTTGATAAGAATAAACAACAAAAGGGAAACATACCAAATTAGAAATCTTTTTATCAAATTCAGAAGCATTCTCTTCTGATTTTATATGGGAATGATAAACCGCTACGATTTCAAAATTGTTTTTTATATACAAAAATTCCTTAGCAGGAATATAAAATTCGCCCTCTTTGTCTTGAGCTTTGTTTTCGCATTCATATACTTCGAATTGCTCATTTTGATATATAATGAAGCCACATACTTCCTCATTTTTTTTCTTATTGCAAGCTTTAACTATTTTTTGTTTTATATTCATTAGTATGAGTATTTTTCGGTTCCTGGAAAACCTCCATATGGTAAATCTTTTGATACGTTAATTCCGTTAAAATCATCTGACCAATCTTCATTGTCAAATCGTTGTAAACATCCTCCTAATTTTTTAGAACATGAGTCTTTAACCCATAAATCGGAACGAAGTTCTGGACGGGTATTGTTACTGGCTAAGTGGCCAGATTTACAAACATAATAAACGGGGTGCTGTTGGTAATAATTAGAGGTTAGTGCTTGTGAACTTGAAACCCTGTCGGAGAGTCTAAAGATATAATCCCCAACAGAATAATTTTGACCAGTTTCCCAAAGACCTTGCGCCTCTAAAACTGCGTCAATATTTTCTCCAGTTTTTGGTATTGGAAAGTTTTTTTCATTTAATCCCCATTGGTTGCTGGAACCTGTAACCATTAAATTGTCATCAGTATCCGAAACGGGCCTATCTTTATTGTCTCCTATAGCTTCAGAGGTTGATCCGTATCGGCACCCATAACCTCTGTAGACCCAAGAGCAATATCTTGCACTAACGCTTCTAGAGGGCAATTGGACGTTCTCTAGCTCCAGACTGGAAACAAGTTCCAGTTCCACGATTAGTTTATTTTCTAAAACCTTTCTGGAAACAAAAAATTTATCGTCCCTTAATCTCGCATTAGGGTTTGCGCTCCCCCAAGGATTTTTGTTATTAGGGAAATTAATGTCATCTAAAAACTTAGCGAAAGTTCTTCTTCTTACTAATTTTGCGCCATTAAGGTTATTATATTTCCTCAGCATGGAAGAAACATACATTCCAGCATTGGATACTTTAATTTTTGGTCTAGGTAGTTTTTGGTCACCCAAAACCTCAAAACCTGAAGCTTCTACGGGCATTGGAAGATACTCTTGACCGTCAAAGTATATTTTTCCATGAATTCCGTTTGTTCCCCCATGAAAATATAAAACTGCTTGACTATCTTCTTGGTAATTGTAATATAAAGCAAATAATTCTAAAATAGCTGTAGGCTCTAAGCTTAATGCCTCATTTACGAAATCCTTATTTAACCCTCTAGCCATATATGATATTACACAAAAAACACTCAAAAACCACTAAATTTATCACAAACGGTTCTTTTGTGAAGTTTGACACAACCCATATAAAAATAGCATTGAAAACTTTTTTAGATTTTCAGGAAAAAGCGAAAGTTGGACATTGGGAAAATATATCTAAAGGGGAAAATAAAACATTTTACAAAGCTTTTCTTGTGGAGGAGTTCAAGAATATGCTCAAAAAATACCCCATTAAATACACTATGCTGGACGAAAAAGAAATACCGTTTGGTTTTGCATTTTTTACTAAAAACGTATTTTCCGAAAAATCTATAGATTTACAATTTGGTTTTAAAAATAACGATTATTTCCTCAACTCAGCCATGTTGAATATCTTTAATGAAATGTTAGATGAAATAAGAAAAGAACACGGCATCGAAAATGTTTACGCCTGTTTGGGCCAAAGAAAAAAACAAGAAAAATACGTTAAAACAATGCTAACAGTATTTAACGCCGAAATTGTAACGAAAGACACTTTTGGCAGATTATTGGTCAGATTCAAATGAATAAAAAGATTTTAAAAAAATTCAAACTACTTCCTTTGAAAAGAGATCAAGAAGAAGAAATTAAAAATCAACTTTTTGAATTTCAGAGAGAAGCTGATATAAAAGCCGTTTCCGTAGCATTTAAAAATTTAAAAAGCTCCAGAAGCAAAAATAAGATGTTAGAAAATGATTTTGGTCAATTCTTTGGTAAAGAAGATGTAAAATATGTTGCTATAGACGAAGAAAACGGAGAAATGGCTTGTTTTTTTTCTTTTTCTGTCGAAAATGGTGAGGCTAATTTCAAAATGGCCTTGAAAAATCCAGAATATGTTTTTGGACCCACTATAATAGAAGCGGCAAAAAAAATGATATCTTTAATGGCGTGTAAATATAATTTGAAAAAAATGTATTCGCTTTTATACAGAAGAAACAATTACCAAAATTATAAACGTTTCATAGTAAAACACTTAAATGCGGAGATAATAACAGATGGAGAAAAAATCACAACAATCGAATATAAATTATAAAAGGTTTTCGTCTTACGATCAATACATCAATCTACACTTTCCCGTAGAAAGAAAAGTCGCCCACAAAACATCAGACAACAATGGAAAATCTGAGCCTATTGATATAGAAATATATGATGTAAAAAATCTAGGTAGGGCTTTATTAATACAGGGTGACATACAACTACTAGAATCCCATGAATACAAATATCATGAATCCTTTGTTCATATCCCTCTCTCTTTCGTTAGGGAGCCTAAGAAAGTTCTTATTCTTGGGGGAGGCGATGGCGGCGCAGCTAGAGAAATCCTGAAACATGAATCCGTAGAAGAAATTAAAATTGTAGAGCTTTCTTCAGATGTGGTTGAAATGTGCAAAAAATACATACCAAGCGTAGGCTATTCATTAAACGACCCTAAAGTTAAGATTGTATACGATAATGCTTGTGATTGGATTAGAAAAACAAAAGAAAAGTTTGATTTGATTTTGATTGATGCTACAGATTTTTGCTCAACCCAAGACCAAGATTCAAGCAAATTTAATTTAAGGGACGAGGAAAATGTATCTTTTTGTCAAAATCTTCTATCGTCGAAAGGGGTGCTGGTTTATAATGACGATTTCTTTGGAATTAAAGAGCAAAATACAATCAACAGAACTATATATCTGCAAGAGCAATTTAATTTTGTGAAGCCTTATAAGATAAACGTTCCGTATTTCTTAGGCGGCGATTATACTTTTATGATATGTTCCAATGAAGTTAATTTAGAAGCGGGAATTTTACATACAAAAAAAATCAAAACCAAATTTTTCAATGAAGGTGTTTTAAAGTCTTGTTTCAATTTAGGCGAAAATTTCGATAAAGGAATGCTTAATTATACACTGGAAAGAAGTTTAGGAAATACCGTTACAATCGACTTTGTTGGATGCGATTTTGACTTGATAAACAACTTAAACTCTATTAAAGGTATTATGCAGGAATGTTTGGATTCTGGCGGCTTCAATGCTTTGAATTGCATCAGTCATCAATTTAAACCACAAGGAATAACTATAGCTTTTATATTAAGTGAGTCTCATTTTACCTGTCATTCTTGGCCCGAATATGGCAGAATTTGTTTTGATATATTTAGCTGCGCAGACCTCGAAAGAACTCAAAAACTTGTAGATAAATTGACTGAATTGATTCCAAACGAAGGTATAAAAACAAACAGAATGGAAAGAAAAATTTAACAATGAATAAAAAAAGAAGAGAGGGTTTTTATGTTAAATGTGGAGATAAAATATTTGCCGCTGTTTTGAAATCTGCTTCTGGTTCTATTATATTAGCCATATTAGAAAAACATTATAAATATATCTCAGATACAAATTCCCACATACAATTAGATATGAAAAGGTTGCATTTGGAAGCTCCAAAATTAAGAAAGGGGCAAATAAATGGCAAAAACGTTATTTTAATCTCTAGAAATCCAATGGAAAGATTTCGCTCGGCTTGTGTCGAGGCTGAGAAGACGCCCGAAGAAGCTATTAATGAATTTGGAAGCTCGAAAATGAACCCCCATTTCATACCCACTTCTCATTGGCTCGTCGATGGATGTAAGTTATATAAATTTGAAGACCATTTAGAAGAAGCAGTTAAAGACTTGGGGTTAGATTGGCCCATGCCAATAGTCAAGGGTAAAAAAATCCCAAAACCTATTTTGACTCCAGAACAAGTAAAGTCTGTAGAACTATTTTATAACGAAGATATAATTCTACATCGGTCTATAAAAAAAGCCGCCCAACCTTGGGAAGCTTTGAAAAAACCTTCTGTTGAGGAAGTTTTGAAATTTAAATAAGTTTCAAAAGCTTGCGACATTCTTTTGCTGGAATGTCTTTATAATCTTTCCAGGTTTTAATTGTCTCTGGATCATTTTCATATTTGCCGTCTCCATAAAGCTTTCGTAGCTCATTTAGGAAAGAATTGAAGTCAGTACCCGCCTTTTCTTTTAAAATCCCTTGTGGGCTAATATCCTTTGCTCCAGAGGTTGATGAGGCAACTACGATAGGAGATTTATTCTTGGAAGAGTCAATTTCGTCAGCACCCACAATATGAATACCTAAAAAGTTGCGAACAGCGCGAACAAATGCGCGATTCTCAGCAATGCACTCTAAAAACTTTGCGGCAAAACCATTTGTATTATGAAGTGTCGCATTAGCAATAGAGGAAAAACTGCAACCCCAATCATCAGCTTCTAAATTTTCATAATTCTTTACCCAATCAATTGTGCAACGAATGACTACTCGCTCATCAGAACTTTCTTCAATTGAATAAGAAACACTTTTAAATCCACGAAGCTTTGCAAGCTCTTTAATTCCCCCAAGCTTGATCAAAAGCTGAGAATCGTCCAACCCTTCAATGGATTCTGGCACTGGCATCTTTCGCATTTCGAACCAATCTTTATTGGGGTACAAATGTTCTGGATTAATCATGGCTCGCCAGTTGACGGAACCATCCTCGTTAAAAACATAATCAACGGAATCAAGCAGTCCGTGTTCGTTGCGCTTCCAGATGTCTGGACCATATAATTTATTCTTCGTCATATAAATATAAACTTTCTAATTCTTTAGATGAGGCTTCATCATAGACGAAGTTATTTGATTTGTCAAGTCTTTTTGCAGAAGATTCTGACTTAAATACTTCAGTATTAGTAACAAACCTCTTTTTGGATATAAATTTTGACGCTTTAACCTCTTCTTGGGCTTGTGGCTCTGGTAAGACATTATAATCAAAATACTTTAACCTTACATCTGAAATGTCTAAATTGCTACCTACTTGAATCAAAATATTAATTTTGCGTTTTTTTAAAGCTTTTAAAAATTCTGTCAAGTCCTCTTGCTTTTTGTACTTGTATATGACCTGTTTTAAGTTTGGCATATATTTAAGCAGTTCGGCGTTAAAGGGTGAGTTTAAATATAAATTAACTAAACTAAACTGGCACCATCTAACCACATTTTCCAAATCCCAATGTAAATCGCCACGAATATTTATTGGCTTACCTTTTAATTCTTCGGATAGGGCTGAAAAATTTGGAACAATTTCAACAATATTATTGGTAAAATTTGCGCCGATTTTGATCGTTTTAAATTTGATTGACTTTTGAATTCCTAATTGGTTGAGAATAGCTTGAGCAATAGTTTCTGGCTTAATTTCGTTAATTTTATTACAATTAACACCAAAAGAAGGCTTAATTTCGGAAAAATCTGGCTCCAAACAAATGGCTTTATTTTTTTTGTTCCATAAGGGCAGAGCGTTCTCTTTATAAAGATTACTGAAAAGAGCCACGATTGGCTTGTCATAAACACTAGCTACATGCATTGGCAAACTGTCTACTCCAAAGTGAGCTTGTCCATTTTTAATAATATAATTCATTTGCCTATACGAAGATGGGATAAATAAATCAACTCCATTTACTTGTGGATCTTTTGGGCTGCCAACTTGAACTATTTTCGTGCCTTGAAGATGAGGGGTAATTAAACTAATAACTAAATCCCAGTAATTATAGTTTTTTGCTGGCATCTTATTGGACGCCTGAAAAGTTATATATTTTTCAGGAAGTCCTGGATAAAAATGATCTGCAATAATTGGCTTGCCAATTTTGACACCCAAATCTTTAGCATAAACTTCAGCTATATGACTCATATGATTTTACTTCTTTTATGTCTGAATTTGTTATTTGATTAATTTTGTTTTTGATATTAAAACGTTCATCATTTGTGTAATAAACATCTCTTGCTAGTCGAATAAATACTGCACCAAAATCTTTGTTTCGTTCACATTCTCTGATTTGATCTTCAATTTTCCATAATCCTAGATTGATTTCATAAAGGTCTGCTTTTAAAGCTAGAAGGTTTGATTGAGAAAAGTTAAAGCCCAATGTTGGATTAATTAAATCTGCAAACTTTTCGTTTAGTTCTTTTCTTTCATTTTCAACTTCCTTTAATTTATTCTCATCTTTAATCATTGCTGATTTGATTTCCAAGATTGTGATCTTATCTACAAGCTCGCCGACCGATATTGGTGTATTAATTTTCATATAATTCAAATTGAGTTTCATCTAGTCCGTTGTGATGATAATTATGGAAGCGTTGAGTTCCATAATGAGGCAAAAATGCCATATCAAAATAACCTTTATGATCCCCTTTGCCTTCTAAGAAATGTAAGTTATCAATTTCTGGTGAATAGGGTAGGGCCTTATGTACTGCTGGATGATCTTCAATGTAATCAAAAAATTGAGGTTTAGTAAATACATATATATCAAACTCAGGATACATTTTCTTCATATTCTTCATTAATGAATTTATCCACAAAACGTCCCCAGCAGATTCTGGCATTACAACCGCAATCCTCTTACCAGTATCCAACAAATCTTCCAAATTTATACTTTTATTTTCTTCTGTTTCCCAATTAAAATCATAATCAACTGATGGCATTGCGTCTAGAATTTCTTCAAGCTTTTTACCAACTGCTTCTGTTGAATAATTTTCAATAGTCCATTCTCGACCCTTTCTACCTATCTGTAAGCGCTTTAAGTCGTCCATTTGCCAAACCTTTTTTAATTGCTTTGCTATGCTAGATGGATAGGTTGATGCTTTAATAAATTGAGTTCCTGGCTCTCTATATTCAGACCAATCTAGTGGGAAACTGCCAGATTCTACTGTGGAAGAGTCTTCTCCGCAAGAATAGTTTGTTACAAGAGTTACAAGCTCCGTCATCTTAGCTTCAAAGATAGGGATTTCCATGCCGCCACTTGTAAATGGATGACAGTAAACATCCATGAGATTATAAATCTCATTAAGTTGCCACTCATTAACCCCCGCCTTAACATTGGTTGTGTTGAGGGATTTTTCAGTGCCACAAAAACGACAATTTTGCTCTTGGCCTGTAAATGGTCGAACTTCGTATTCGCCACAAGCAGAGCAGAAATAAGTAGTAAGAATATCTTCTTTATTTAAACCTTTTTCTTCGATAAGTCTTGGAATATCCCAACCTTCAGACCAATGGGTGTGTAGAAGTAATTTTGCTTTTGGGCAATCTTTTTTAAAGATTTTAAAACCTTCTAAAATATTTGGGACACTCTTGCGAAGCTGGTTTCTAAAAACAAAACCTATAATAAATTCATCAGACAAGCCAAACTTACTTCTTAGATTTCTTCTATCTTGATTTGGCAGTCGATAAAAATCTTCTGTATCAACACTGCCATGAAGAGTGCCAACATGATCGTGACCCATTTCTTTTAAATCTCTTTCAGCAAAAGAAGCCCAAGCATAAAAGTTTTTTGTTTTTGGCGCGGCTTCTACTGCTTGTGGTAAGATTGGTTGACTATCAAGAGTAGTCCAAATCATGTGGTTGATTTTATCCCACCAAGGTTTATCCCAGTAACCGCCAAAAGCCCAAATATCTTCGCAGCCTATATAAATATCTGGCTTGTATTCTTTGATTGCAGCGTCAATCGTTTCTGCGCCATAACCAGCCGCACGACCTCTTTGGGGGTCTTTATTTAGCTGTTGGAGCAAAGCTGGATTGTTTGGCAAGGAGCCTTGAGCTTTCCAGGGTCTAAGTTTTAATGAAGGATGATCCCATTGCATTCCGTTGGCAAATTCAATAACTTCATATTTGCCAGTCTTATGAAGATAGCGAAGAATATTTTTCGCATTTTTTCCAAAGCCTGTAAAAGCTTTTGCTCCGTTTGAATGGAAAAGAATCCGTTTCATTAGTAATTAAAAAACTTAAATAAGAAAAGATCAAACAAACCCTTTAGAGTTCTAGCTTCTGATAATTCAACACCCATTCCAAACTTTAGAGTAGAGTTTTTTACGACGCTAAATGAGAACGCTTTGTCTCCATTCTTTTTTGTATATGGCTTAAAAGAAATTTGGGTCTTGTCATCATTGTAACTATGAAAAGCTGAAAATTCTGTATAGTTTTCAATTGCATTTAGCATTCCACCAATCTCGTTTTCATTGAGTTTGAAATAAATGTTTTTTTCTGCATCTTTTGCATTTGCACTAAAAGATCCTGTCTTTTTCTTTTCGTCCCATGTCGCTTGTTTAATTGATTGAATAAGAAAAGTAGGTTTGATTTTGTTTCCTTCTTTATCTGTTTCGACAATTTTAAAAGAAAACGCGCATCCAGTATTATATGAATTTGGCTTGTAAATATCGTATTGTTTATGACTCATGCCAGATTATAACATAAAAAGTGTAATATTCTATGAATGGCTTATTTAAATCATAATTTGCCCACTTTTACTTGTTTTTTGAGGAACGAATACCTTTTTAACCACGAAAAAGGGCATAACGAATATACTCTGTGCGATGTTCATTCAGTAGCATCTATGGAAAAAAGAGTACCTTTATTTGAGTGTTACTTGGATAATGGAGTGAACTGGACAAGAAGACCAATAACTGCGCTTTGTTGGAAAAAGTGCGACCCAGTTCCTTTGGAAGAATCAATGTATTGGGATTGTTTCTCTCCATATGTTGATGTAAACGTTAGATTGCGATTAAAAGGATTAAGAGCTATCTTAATTACTCCATCAAACAAAAGAGAATGGGGCGAATATATGTTTACTATTGATTGGGCTTGGGAGAATAAAAGCGTGTTAGATACAAATTTCTCAGAGCATCCAGAACATAAGTGTGCGCATTTTTTTAAGATGGAAAATGGCAATTTTTATGCCTATCCAAATAATAGAATAATTTGGCATGATGATGCATGGGTAGAAAAACCGCTTACATCAAATCCTGGATACCAAATAGACCAAAATGTTTATAGCGTAGAAAACAAAAGAATTAAATACACAGACAATTCTTTTATGACAGAGTTTACTGACCTACACTATACAGAAAAAGAATCAAAAAAAGATTCGTAACTATCTGTCAGGTCTTTGATAGATTTTGTTTGCTCGTCTTTTTCTAATAGATTGTGGTAAGCTGATTCATTATCGCTCCAATTTCTACCAGTCCAAAATTCAAATCCTGAAAAAGAGCTTTTGTATTTTGCGTGACTTTCGTAACTTGGGCCAAGATACAAATACTTTAAACCCAAGTTTTGAGCAATACATATCTCTTGATAGGTTGAAAGTCTCCCCAAACCTAAAGATGGGTCACCGTAATCCCAGCAAAATTGATGGGCGATTAAACTTTCGCCAATTTTCTCCGTTATACTGAAAGCTGAGTCATTATATAGAATAAAAATATGATCAGAATTATTGTAAGTGTTTATAAATTCTTCTTTAGACAAGATTGATGAAAATTTTTTATAAGTTACATAATTCAAATAAATTTTATACAACTTCTCAAAATCTGGTTCTTTTGTTACTTTAATTAATATATTTCTTTTGATTGCTTTGCTCCAGCATCTTCTTTCCGTTTTTGTCTCTATATGTTTGCTTAAATTAATTCTTGTTTGGCGGCTTTGATACCAAATAATCTTGTTTTGTTTTACGAAGTTTGTATCTTGATTATACCATATACTTGAAGGAGACCAGCCATTATTTAAAGCCTCTTGCTCTTCGTGTTTGTCGAATGTGGCACTAACTAGTGTATGTATAAAATCAGTATCTGCCTGTTTGCCGCAAATGTGGTCAAAAAATAATTTCATATTTTTTCTTAAGTTATATTACACAAAAAAAGGCGGTATTTCTACCGCCTTTTGTTTAGATCTGTGTCGCCCCCATTGAGAGCTTTTGCAAGCTAGACTTTGCAAACTTTCGAACTTGTCGAGAGTTTCGATCTCGCACAACCACATATTGTGGAGTTTCGCGAACGAATTGTGCGTTTAGGGTTTCACCCTGCCGAGTTGTAAGGCCGAAGAAACGGCCACGACTCGCGCTGATTGCTTTTACTATACGGTTTGTCTTCTTCATAATTAAAATCCTATTTTGTTGTGAATTCTTATATTTTGCCCAGATTTGATATTCTCTATGGGTTGATTTAATTTATCAGCAAATATAGTGTAAATTATATCCTTGTCAACAATAAAAGTTTGATTTTCTAACTTTTCTCCCCAATCTAGTAATAATTTTTCATATTTTTTTTGAAATTTATCAAAATCTTTAGAGTTTGCAAATTCTTTATCTGCAAACATAGCTTCCATATCTTTAGCTTTTTGAGGTCTGACAACATTAATTTTTTTTGTTTTTGCTCCAGACTCATCCAAAATATCAAAAGCTTTATCTGGAAATTTTTTATCTGGTAGATATTGAGAACAAAGCTGTATAATTAGATCAATAAGATCTTCTGAGTAATTGACTTGATGATATTTTTCGTAAGAAGTTTTTGCTTTCATTAAGAGTGTTTTTACGTCTTCTTTTGAAGGTTCTGCTACATTTATATTTTCAAAGCGCCGATCTAATGCAGCATCCTTTTTAAAGTATCTTTTGTATTCTTCTTCCGTGGTGGCCCCTATACAAGAGATTTCCCCTCTTGATAGGGCTGGTTTTAGTATGTTAGCTAGGTCTAAACCACCTTCAGAATTACCAGAACCAATAATGGTATGGATTTCATCAATAAACAAAATATATTGAGTATTTTTGGAAACGAAGTCTAAAATATTTTTTATCTTTTCTTCCATTTGTCCTCTGAAGATTGTTCCAGAGATTACTGATGTAATGTCTAGCGCAAGAATTTCTTTATGCAAAAGGAGGTCTGGACACTCTCTCTGTACTATTTTTTCTGCCATTCCTTCTACGAGTGCGGTTTTACCAACACCAGCCTCTCCTACAAAAATTATATTGCTTTTGTTTTTTCTAAGCAGGATTTCAAAAGCTCTGTCTATTTCTTTATCTCTGCCGAAAATTTCAAAAGTTCCTCTTTTCATTATTTTTTGATTCAGATTTTCATAACAAGAAGAAATAGAATTGGCATCCACTTTTTGAGGTGGCGTACTCGCAGTGTTTTGAGAAACAGATTCAAAACCCTTTGAAATACAATTAAATAAACATTGTGAAAGTTTGTCTACATCGATCTCAAGGGATTTTAAAAGTTCTCTAACTTCTTCTCGTGAATCAAGAATTGCGAGAAGTATATGATCAACACCAATGTATTCATGATTTTTCTCCTCCGCCACTTCTTTGGAAAATTCAATAATCTCAAAAATTTCTAGAGCATATATCTTTTTCTTCCTCTTCGGCTCTTTATATTGAGAAAGAATCTGATTAAAAGCTTCCGCCAAACCTTCTTGAATTACTTCGCACTGATTTAGAGAAAAGCTTATGTTGACATTCTTTTGATTAAGAATTGCAGAAATTAGGTGAAAGTCGATAACTTTTAAGTGATTAAATTCATCTGCGATTTTTTGAGCTTCTTCAATTGCGTTTTGCGCACTTGGCGTTAAATTAAATTTAGTAAAATCCATTATTTTATTTCAGAAAGTTTGGTATAAATTTTTTCGTCAAGAATGTTAAGCTTTTCGCCAAAAATGATATCTTCGCCCTTACTACCATAGACAAAAACTATTTCGCCCTCTTTTGGTTTTTTGCCACCATTATTGAGATAGTTGTCTAATGTATTGGATCTACGATTATTTGCAAGCATAAAATTAACTTTCCCAAAGTCATCTTGAATTTCTACTCGCATATACTTGTTCCCATTTCGACTTGTTCTTGATATGCAATCTGTAACTACCCCAACAAGTTTGATCCTGTCATTATCTGCTATGGATTTGATTTCCAAACTGTTGTATAAGTTATCACAATCTTTAAAAACTTTTTTAATTTCTGTGGAGTGGCTATATCCTAGATACTTTCTTTCAAAAAACCAATTCGCAAAGTCTAAATGGTTTTTATTTTTTTCGTATATGTCTTTGTAGTCTTTGTATTTTTTCTTGAAAGTTTCAAATCTAGATGCTTTCATAATTGGTTTGCCATCGTCAGCTACTCTAGATTCTCGGATAGCGGAGTGAATTGTATTAAGAATATCGTAATTAAACTCGTCGCCAATTTGAATTACATTTCTTTTTTCTCTTTCTGTCAGAATATTAAAAGATTGAGCTTCTAATACTAAGCGACAACGGTTTGGCGAGTCGTTTGAATTATCACAAAAAGAATCCATCATTCCCCCTTGAATCAAACCAGACAAAACACCTATATTTATTCCAGACTCTTTGGCGGCTATAAATATATCGTATTTGTTTTGACCAATTTCTTGGGCTTTTCTAAAGTCGATTAAATTCTCTAGGGTTTTTTCTGAAACTCCCTTGACGCTATTGACGCCATATCTAATGTCTCGACCTTCAATAGCGAAATTGATGTCGGATTTTGATAAATCTGGAGGTAGAAGTTTTATATTAAACAAGCAAAGCTCTTGGCTGATTAGCGCAATTTCTGCATGAGAATCTGGCTCATGTTTTGTCATTTTGAGCAAGCTTAAGAAAAATTCTTTTGGGTATTTAAACTTCAAATAAGTTGTAATTGCCGCCAAAATAGCATAACTAATCGAGTGAGACTTGTTGAAAGAATAATTAGCGGAATCTTCTGCCACCTTCCACAAAACCTCGCCAACTTGTTTGTCTAAATTATTCTCTTCTATCTTTTGTTCAATCTTGGCTTTCCAAGCTGGCATTTGATCGACCTTTTTCTTGCCAACAATACGCCTGAGTTGTTCCGACTCATCAAGAGTAAATCCAACCTTGACTGCCATTTTCATTAGCTGTTCTTGGTATAGTGGAATGCCACCAGTATAAGAGAGAATATCATCAAAGAATTCATTAACAGACTGGAATTCACCACTGCTGGTATAATCAGCATACACATCCAAATAGTCAAGTGCGCCAGGGCGAGCAATCGCAACAACAGCAGAGAGTTCCTCAAGATTTTTGGGAGAAACTTTTTTACAGACTTTAAAATTGGTGTCGGCTTCAATTTGAAACAGCCCTTTAGGAGCTTCAATATTTTTAAAGTTTTCATATATCTCTGGGAGTTCTACATTTATATCTTCCATTTTGATACCTAATTCTTTGCAAGTATCATTAACAACAGAGAGGGTTCTTAGTCCAAGGATGTCAAACTTAACCATCAAAGAGGCTACATCATTCATGTCGTAGCCAGAAATAAAATTACCATCATTTGTTTTTTGCATGGGCATAACCTCTTCAATATTATAGAAGCTAATTGCAATGCCAGATGGATGAACTCCTGTATTTTTATTTAATCCTTCTAATTTTTTTGCTATTTTAAATATTTTAGGGTTTTTATCAGCAAACTCTCTGAATTTGTCGCTTTCCTCGTAGGCTTTGTCAAGCTTAAAAACCTTACCAAACTGCTTTGGAATATGGTTACTTATGACGTTTACTTCGTCTTCTGAAAGCTCCCCAACAATTTTACCACACTCCTTTACACAAAGCTTACTGCTTAACGTATTAAGTGTGAGAATTTTACAAGTTCTACCCTTGTGTTTTTCTTCAATATATTGAATAACTTCTTGCCGACGATCATAAGAAATATCATTGTCTACGTCAGCAAGTAGCGATCCGTCAAGATATGTAACACCATCAACAACTGTTTTCTTAGCACGACTTTTGGATACAAATCTTTCAAAGAATAAGTCGTATTTAATTGGATCCACATTTGTAACCTTTAGTAGATACAATACTAGTGAACCAGCAGCAGAACCTCGTCCTGGGCCAGTTGGTATTTCATTGTAGTGACAAAAATTTAAAATATCCCAATTCAATAAAATATAATCAACAAAACCCAAATCTTTCAGAACCGAAAGTTCCATCTTGACTCGGTCATAATATTCTTTTTTATTATCAAGCTTATCAATGCCCCTTTCTTTAACTCCGCGAAGACACAAAGCTCTCAAAAGATCATAGTTCGAAGATTTTGGATCTAAGTCTAATTGATAATAA